CACTGCCGATCATCTGCGGAATCCGTTTCATCCGTTTGCCGAATCCACCCTGCTCTGCCCACTCCAGGGCATGCGAGGTCTCCCGTGCGCCTTCCCACCATGCCATCACCACCGCATCACCGGAGTCGGTCGATCTGCCCAGTCGATCACAGACCTTCTCCTTGGTTTCCAGCTTGATCCCTGCCGGTGTCGGCTCATAGGTTGGTGCTGTCAGGTCAGCAATCAGTTCAGGATCGTCTGGCAGGGCGATAGGAGACCCCCCAGGCTGGCCTGGGTCCAGTGCCTCACGCATTGCCCAGTACGCAGCAGACCTTGTATTGGTGAACTTCAGCTTGCCTTCCTGAGACCTCCTGGTCGAGGATTCTGCACCCTTGTATCCCTTGACCTCGATGTTGTTGGTCTTGAGGTGTTCGTACATGCTCGATCCGAAACCACCACCCAGGTCGATGATCACCGTTGCATCGTCGCGCCGGTAGCTGATGACCTGACCGGCGCAGAATGAGCCGGCCCGATCCATTGGGATGTCCTTGCCTGGAATCTTCTTCAGCCGGTCATACCACCCGTCATGCCGCACCGCCATGACCATTGGGTCATCCCCACCACCTGATGCGTCCACGCCAATCGCACACATTGGGACGTTTTCTGGAGGAAGTTGTGTCCACCGTTTCTGCGCGGCCTGAACCCAGGCAGTGGGGATGACCTGATTGGGTTGGTCCTTGAACGATGTCTTGAACCCTCCCATGAGCAATGAACGGTACGGTTCCGGCATGGCATCGAGTTGCCGTTCGTAATCGGATGCCGCATACCAGGGGTTGTCGCGCACTGACGAATGGATGTACGTCCTGGACGTAGGACGAATCAGCTTGTCTCGGATAACTCGACAGTCATCCTGATCGTCAACCCAGAGATCGTTGCCGTCTTCGTCAGAGATAACCCATCTAAGTTCCCCCTCTTTAGCAGGGCGAGGGTATCTTGGATCAAGCCAGGGTGCGAACATCTTGGTGACCCAGAGTCCTTCTGCTGTAAGAGGTGGGTTAGTTGCCAGAACTGTTCTGCATCGTTGCCCTGGGAACTCTGTTCGGACCCATCCCATGAGGAATCGGATTTGCGATTCCGCAAAGTGCGTTGCTTCGTCAATCGCAAGTAGGTCATGTCCCTTGCCCATTTGACCTTGCTCATCACCGATCCGGTGAGCCGCAGCAAAGTCGATGATCTTGTCGTTGGTGATCCGCAGTTTGGGTGGTGGGCTACCGTTGAACCCGTCCCTGCTGCCGTGTATCTTCAGTGCGTCCTCGACCAGACGGTCCAGGTCGCCATACTCGCGCCGCATTACCAGGGCGCGTCTGTGCGCGTTGAACGCGAGACCAAGGACAAGCTGGGACTTGCCGCCCCCAGGCTCACCACCGTAGAGCAGCACATCCGCTTCGCAGAAGTACGCCCTGGTCTGTGGTCCTGGGTTCGGTATCCACTTCTCATCGGTCATCTCAATGGCATCGGAGATCACTTCCTGCGCCTTCTCAGGCGAGAATCTCTCCAGCATACCTTTGAGATCGTCAATCATTAGTTCACCGCACCCATGTCGCGCACCACCTTGTCTGCCTGGGCATTGATTGCCGCAATCTCTTGGTCAACCAGTGGTGTCAACACCGGAGAACTGTCGATGCCGTTGCCCTTCGACTTGCGCTTGCGTTTGTGCGCCACCACCGGCACAACCAGTGCCTGTGCGTCATCCCCCAGCACCGGCTCGACTGCGATTGCCGGCGCACAGTAGTTGCCCTTGTCTGCCCAGGTCATGTGCATGTAGTTCAGATCGTCCAATGCGCCCTCGATGAATGCTGCTTCCTGCTGGGCATTGGCAAGCCGAGTCGCCACATCCTGTTTGCGCGACAGCAGTTCATGCCGGCGCACACGCAACTTCACATGCGAATGGGTGACCTCATCAACCCCGTACAGGAACCTGGGCCGGAACAGATCAGACTCCGGTGGCACACCAACCTCGATGCCCTTCTGTGCTGCGATCAAGGCGAAGTAGTGCAACCCACTGCGTTGCGCCTCGTACTCCTCTGTCGCCGCCATGTCGATTCCCCAGAGACCGATCTTGGTCGCGCCCATCTCGATTGCGACTGCCATCATCCAGGCGACACTGCTGGTGAAAAAGTAGGGTGAATACTTCTTCACCAACTCATCCACCGGCAGGGTCTCACCGTTCGGAATCTCAGCAACCTTCTCCGCAACCATCACCCTGGGGTGATCCTTGAGGAACTGGCAGTACTCCGGTGAGAACCAGACCTGTCCTGGCTCATACCGGTGCAGTTCCCACCAGACGTTGCTGCGTCCCTTGGGAACCACTCCATACGCACCAGGACTGCACCCCCACACTTGCCACGATTCATCGTGATAGGGAGCATTCCTGATGCTGGATGGTGCGCTACCGATTAGTGCGATCTTCAATTCCTGACTCATCTTTGCCCTCCTCAGAGCATAACTACAGTTGATTAAGTGGTTGCGGCGCGGCTGATGACAGACGTTCCGTTGGTCAGCAAACCATAGATTGCTGTGGTCAGGCCGATCAACTCAACCACTGCCCCAGTCAACGTGGACGAAATGACAGTCGCGACAGTGGTGTCAGCACTGGTGCGGAAAGTCTCCCCGTTTGCCGTGCGAAGATAGATTGGGGTGTTCGCAGAACTGAACACCACAGTTTTTCGCACACCAGGAATCGGAGGATCAATAACGTACACGCTGGACGATGCGGCACTTGTTCCGTTGATGAAACTTACCCCGTGCGGCTTGAGGTTCGTTGCCGTGGACTCGTTGGTGGTCACCCCAATCTTGTGTTCATCAGGCCCGACCAGGAACTCACTCTTGCGACCCGCAATCGATCCCGTTTGTGCGGAACTCATTTGCTGAAGACCGACCCTGCGTCCATACACACTGGTGATGATGCTGCTCTCGTTGCTCATGGTAATGCTCCTTTATAGTTGCTCGACTGTTTCGTCTGCTGCGGAGTTCGCTCTTCCTCAAGAGTCCTCAACATGCTTGTTCCATCGAAGTGACTGCCACGTTGTACGTCCCTGAAGACATAGCAAGTTGCAAGTTGCTCCCACTGGTGCTGTATGTCCTCGTTGTCGGCGATCCTCTGGTTGAACTTGATATTACAACTGGGGTCTGGTTGGTAATGTAAAGCACAACGTCTGCAAAGCTATTCGCAGAATTCCCAGTGTCATACCCGTTGGTGAGACAGAATGCCGCACTCGCACCCACGTTCGATCCACCTAATTGCGGCGACCATATTGTCGTTGCACCAGTAACTGAAATTCGGTTCGTTGATGTGAGGTTCGCCCTTACACCGTAGGTCAAGTTCGTCACCGCATAACTATCACTTCCTTGCAGTACCGTGGCACTTGCCCATGTCGCCACTTGCCCAGCAACAGGTGTACCGGTCACCCCAACCGGACCCGTCGAACCAGTGCTGCCAGTCGAGCCGGCTGGCCCCGTGCTGCCGGTAGAACCGGTGCTGCCTGTCGGTCCAGTGGAGCCGGTTGTGCCGGCGGGACCAGTGCTTCCCGTTGCGCCGGTTGGTCCGGTGGAACCTGTCGAGCCAGTGGACCCCGTGCTACCCGTTGAGCCGGTGGGGCCGATTGGACCGGACAGTCCGGTGCTGCCCGTTGACCCAGTGCTGCCAGTCGAACCAGTACTTCCTGTTGGGCCTATGGGACCGGAGAGACCAGTGGACCCAGTCGAACCAGTTGAGCCGGTACTGCCAGTCGCGCCAATGGGACCAGACAAACCTGTCGAGCCGGTGGACCCCGTGGAACCCGTGCTGCCGGTTGGGCCTATCGGGCCTGATAGACCGGTGCTGCCGGTGCTTCCGGTGGACCCTGTGCTGCCAGTGGGGCCAATGGGGCCGGATAGCCCCGTGGAGCCTGTCGAACCTGTCGAGCCAGTGCTACCGGTAGGACCAATGGGTCCAGACAGTCCTGTGCTGCCTGTAGACCCTGTGCTGCCGGTGGAACCGGTGCTTCCAGTTGCCCCTATTGGTCCAGACAACCCTGTTGAGCCGGTGCTGCCGGTGGACCCAGTCGCACCTATTGGTCCGGTTGCACCAGTAGACCCCGTCGATCCGGTAGAACCTGACCCACCTGAAGGACCGGTTGAACCGGTGGAGCCTGTAGACCCCGTTGAGCCGGTTGCGCCTGTCAGACCAGAGATGCCGGTGATCGTGCCGCCGGTAATCGCTACGCCAGAGGACTTGAACGATGTCGCCTGGAGACTCGCTATCGTCGCAGTGCTGTTGACCTGGAGACTGTCAACCGTCCACACATCAGTTGAGTACGAACTGACCCCCAACTGCTTGCGTTGAATCTCTACTGATGCCTTGGGTACAAAGGCAGCAGTCGATGGACGATTGAAGATGTACCCACCCATGAATTACTTCTTCCAGACTTCCACATGGATGTAGCCACTGGTCTGCGCCGCCACGGAGAACCCAGTCGAGCCACCAGGAACCTGGAACATCCTGCCGCCTGAAGGGATCGGGTACGAAATGTTGGTCGATGCGTTCGCAGACCCAGATGACACGCTCGACGTTCCCAGGTTTGCTGCCGCGTAGGTCGAGTGCAGATTCGCAGTGCAGTACAACGGCACGGAACCGGTGCTGATCGGGGTGATCCTGACCACTCCAACGCCGGCAGCATTCGCATTCGTCATCGCAGTCGAGCCGGTAGACAACCAGTCACTGGCTTGCGCGGAACTGCCACCAGTCATCAGGAAGGTGTACTGGGTATCGGGCGGGATCGGGTTCCCATCTGTGGGGTGCATCATTCCGGTTGGGCGCATGACTGACTCCTTAAATGCCTGAGAGCAGAGTCTTGAACTCTGCCTTCTCAGTGGTTGCGGACTCCGACTCACCACCAGGGTGCGCGGGTTCTTCCTGAAGTTCCATCTCGGTGATCTGGAGGGACATGGACATGGACTCATCACCCATGCACATGTCCGCAGACTGGCTGATGCGCGTGACCTGGGCGCAGATCAATCCCTTGAACTCTGCGCCGATCTCGGGAAGCTTGGTGATCCCCAGCTTTTCCAGTTCAGCCTTGTCCAGGCAGATGTTCAGCCCGTAGGGGTACATGGCATCCGGCATGGCTGATGGGCCTGAATCCATGTCTGCCTCGGTGCGCTTCATATCGACCAGTGCCATCACTTCTCCTTGTCTGCTGCGTGTGCTGCTTTGGATAGCGCGAATGCGATCCTCCGTGCGCCCTCTGTGAGGTCCACTGCGACCTTCAGGGGTGCTTCCTCATCACCGGCAATGGTGGTGGTCTGGAGCCTGGGGTGGATGTACGGTGCTGCCGCCTTCGCCATGTCCTGCTGGACTGCAAAGTGTTCCTTGCACTTGCGGAGGTGGGTCTCATTGTCCTCACCCTTCAGCTTGGTGGGCATCGGTGTCCGCATGATGCGGATCATAAACTCCAGGGGCGTTTCGCCGTCTGCCGCCAATCGAGCCGCGAGTTCCTTCACCCCTGGCTTGTTGGGAGTTCCCTTTTGCCGACCACCTGTTTTGGGCGCACCTAATGCTTTTGGCATGAGTCTATTTGAATCTACTTTGGAACCAATGGGTTGTGCAATTCGCCACCCAAAATACCAGAAGTCGCGTTCAAGTTCTTGAACAAATGCGCTTGTCGATCCCAGGGTATGCGACCTGAATCTTCCTTCTCCTGATTGCCACCAGCAGTGCCTCCATGATTCGTCTTGCCTCTGCGGTGTCGAATGTCTGGTGGGTGTTCCGCACCAATGCGCTTGCCCTGATGATTGCTTCTTCTGGTGTCACGTTATCACCTTGATTTTATGGTGGATTGTATTGGCACGGCAGTGCTGACCTTGGTGGTGTAGAAGTCGATGAGCATCTGCCCGTTGGAATGCCTGGGTTCGCCGCCGCACTTCCAGTAGTGGATCGTTGCCGGCGATACCTGTGCTGCCTCGGACTGGTGGCGCAGACTGAATCCCTTGGTCTCCAGGGACACAATCAGCCTGAACCAGTCTACGGGCATGGACGGTGCTTCCCGCATGTCCTGCGATACCCAGTGGGTGTCGGTGTCCCGCAGGAGGAGAACTCAGCGCACCCAGGTTCGTCGCACACCTGGACAAGGGTATCGATTGCCTTGCATCCTGGGCAACCGACAATCGAATCCCCAGGATCGAACGGGTTTGGTGCGGTCAGCATCTGATCTTGCGTCCCGCGCCACCCGCACCTCCGTTCCTGGCATCCAAGCTTCATCCCTGGACATCCTCCAGGCGCAAGGGTGTGCCGGCGGGGATGTCCCTGGCGAACGTCTTGTCCAGCAATCGACCCAGTGCTGCCGGCGGCGCACCGTCTGCCGGCCTTGCTGACCGGACGTTCTCGTAGGTGATCGGGTCTCCTGCCTTAACGTCCCGCCAGACCCACAGGGATCGACGCAGGGCATGCTGCGGCACTTCTGAGGGCATTACCCCGTACCGGACGGTTCCCAGTGCCTCCTGGGCAGTTTTGACGCACCTGACCATATTCTGGAACTCACCTGGGGTACTGGCGAAGGAGTCATCCAGGCCAGGATTGTTCCTGGCGATCCCCTGGTGGTCCATGTAGCCACAGTCCAGGGTCAGATGCCTCTCGATCATGGTTGCGCCCAGGACGGTGGCGCAGACTGCCACGGTGGAGGTCTGGGTGTGATCGGACAGACCGACTTGGCAGTTGAACTTCAGGCGCATGTTCGCCATCGTGTTCAGGTTGTAGTCAGCAGGGTCTGCCGGATAGCCTGACACGCACTTGAGCAGGGTCACATGGGAGGAGTGCGCGGCGTACACGGCATCGCTGATCTCCTCCTGCGTTGCCATCCCCGTGCTGATGATGATCGGCTTGCCGGTGGTCGAGACCACATCGATCAGGTCCAGGTCCACGATCTCAAAGGATGCGATCTTGTACCTGGGACATCCCAGCACCTCCAGGAACCCCACACTCTGCGCGTCGAACGGGGTAGCCCACCACTCCAGGCCAAGTCTCTTCGCCTCAAGGATCAGGTCTGGATACCAGTCCCAGGGTGTGTGCGCCCTGCGGTACAGGTCTCGCAGTGGCATGCCCCTCCACGCCCCAGACTCCACGATCCTGCCGCCGCAGTCCATCGTGTCTGGAACCCAGGCTTGAAACTTGATGGCATCAGCACCGGCATCTGCTGCCGCCTGGATCGTCTTGATGGCACGTTCCAGGGTTCCGTTGTGGCTTGCTCCGATCTCGGCAACGATCTTCACTTCGCCCCCTTCGCCGGTTGCCTTGGAGCCATTCGCCTTGGAGTGCCTGTCCCTGGCTCCTTCTTGGGTGCGTCATACCCCACCAGATGCTTTGGAACCCAGTGATGGGTTCGCGTCACCATGTCCTTGGGGATCACCTTCTGGTCACCCTTCATTCTGCCGCCTCGGCATCTGCCATCTGCTCTTGCCATGTCTTCCTTTCGGCATCCAAGATGTAGGTGACCTGGAGTAGTTTGTACCCAAGGCCTTTGAACAACTGCTGGGACTTCTCGTTGGACGGGTTGATGTTGGCATAGAACTTTCCAGGCCGAAGGACCATCATATCGCGCAATGCCTGGGTGGCGTACCCCTTGCGCCGGTGCGCCTGGAAGATGCTGATGCCGACCTCCCGCGCCTTGGTGATGTAGCACGTTCCGACATAGTCATCCTTCACCTGGATCAGATACCAGACCTGATACGGGTTCGACATGACGAACTTGCGGTGGTTTTCCAGCAACGGCATCTGCTGGTGGCTGATAGATTCCCCTGGTGTGCGTTCGGCAAGCAACGCGAACAGGATGTCCACTGACTTCTCCTCATTACCCACTGGCACAAGCTTCATTTCCCCTCCTTATGTGTTGACACAGGTTGTCCATCTTTTCCAGCAGTTCTCTCCTGAGGGAGTGACTGCGAATCCCGTACCCGAAATCACGCAGTGGTTGCTTGAGCAACTCTTCCTTGTATGCCCACCCGTAAAGCCTCGTCCAGTACTCACCCTTGAACAACACCACACCGGACAGAACCAGGATGTGCGCCTTGTTGGTCTCCTCGATCTCCTTGAGCAGGAGGTAGTACGGTTTCTTCGCCGCCTTCACATCGACGTTGATGGCATGACCCTGGTGCATGAACGTGAAGTCGATCCCGTCATCACCCTTCCCTTCCACCCAGTCCTTTGCCTTTCGCATCGGCAGTCCAGTCAGGCAGGAGAATGCCGCCTCACCACATGCGCCCAGGCTATCCTCCTCATTCGGGTTGTCATAGAACCTCTTCGTCCCGAATCCCCCAAGCTTGCGGTGACGCGCCGCGCCCTCCTCATCGGCATCAACCTTGTTCACGATGAAGAGATGCTCCTCCTCTTGCATCAACCTCATGGCATCCTCACCTCAACATTGTGCTGCTGGAGGAACTGCGCCGCGCCCCGTGGAGTGGAATCTGTGAACTGGAACATTGATCCGGCAGCAACCGCATCCGCACCCGCCTTGATTGCCTCAAGCATGTGATCGTAAGTCCCGCACCCACCAGCAGCAATGACAGGGATATCAACACTCCTCGCGATACGCTCAATCGTTTCAACATCGTACCCATCCATCATTCCTTCCCTATCGATGCACTGGAGCAGAATCTCTCCAGCCCCGCTTTTCTGCAATTCTTTAGCGATCCACTGGTGACCACCACCTTCCTTGTAGTCCATGATCCCCACCACTGCCTGATTGCCAAACGCATCTGCTATATCCCTGATCACACACACCCCAGCAGCACCTATCGCCACCTTGTCTGCGCCGGCGCGAAGCACTGCCTTCGCATCATCCAAACACTTGATGCCGCCACCTACAGTCAGTGGCATGAAGCAAACCTTAGTCAACTCCTCGATCAGCCCCAGGTCAGGTCCGCGCCCCTCCGGTGTCGCCCCTATGTCGAGCAGCATCAACTCATCCACCTGACGTTGCTGGAAGATGCGTACTGCCTGGGCGGCGACCCCCACCGACCTCCAGGACTGGAACTGCTTTCCCTTTATCAGCTTGCGCCCTCTGCATAGCAGTTGAGGAATGATCCGCTTCGATAGCATGCTCTACCTCCTTCGCAACACAACGTCCTTCGCAATTCGGGCATCCATATTTCCCCAGGGTCAAAGGGAACTCGTAACCGCACCCGCACCTGTAATGCTCAGAACCCATTGGGGATAAAGAAACTGTGCGGGATGTCGCGCAGCATGAACAGAATGCGCGGCCTTACCCACTCGACGTTGCGTTGCATCATGGGAACATCCACCGTGATGCGCGACCCCTCATAGTTCCTCGCATACGCGCCACCATCGATGCACTCCATCGTGTCTGTGTTGCCATTCACCAAAGAATCGAAACACATCATCACGATTGATTGACACCCGAAATGCTTTGCCAGCGGGACGGTCTCCAGAACAGACATCGTCATTGGATACCCTTCGAACCCAAGTTCGGCATCCGTGAACACATACCTGTTCTTCCTTCCATGCAAGCACCAGGATGACAGGTGCTGCGAGAACAACACCGCAACGCCAGGGTACGGGTCAACCACTGGGGCGCGTTTCCACCCGTGCTGCTCACAGGTGTCGCATGGTCGCGGTATTGTGTCTGGGTCTGAGGTGACGCACCCATCCTTCTGCATTGAATAAATTTGATTCGGCAACCCAAGTTCCTGCACATGCCGGATCGTTTCGTTGATCACCAACACTGGGCCTGGGCCGAAGTGGTGTGCCTTCAGGTCCACCACACTCGGTCCCTTCCCCACCACATAGCAAACCTCACCCCTGTGCCGGTCCTTGAGTGGAGCAATCGATTGCGACCCCGTCCTCTCCAACGATGGCGGGACGTATTCGCTCAACTGTTCGATGTTGGTTTTCGCTTCCATCACACCCTCATCAGCTTGTGCGTATGACAGTCATCGACGCGCCGGAACATGTCCCAGTTTGTGAACTGGTCTGCGAGGTGCAAGTACTCCTCTGGGGTCATGTCTATCTTCGCAAGGATGTCCTGATGCGAGATGCCACCGTAGAAGTACGGGAAATTGTCTTCACAGAACTCCGCGATAGGCAATGCATCTTCTCTGCTGATAAGTCCCAGACGTATGTCGGCAGAAAGTTGAACAGTGCCTCGCGAATACCCGTACTTGACCAAGGCAAGGTGATCGTGAATCCCCGTTTGTGCATTGTCGAGGTTCTCCCACTCCCAGTAGTTGGTGTGACACGGCAGTTCGTACTTCATGCCGTGCGCTATTGCCACCTCTGCGTTGCGGTGCGAATCCCAGTCGCAGAACTGCCCAAGGAAGAATGCCTCGACCCCCAGCACTTCGATGTCCTCATCACTGGGCGGCATGTAGTCCCTCATATCCTCCTCAGTGATCCCGCACTGCCCGATCATGTCTTCCGGTCTCATGCCAAGGAACCCACCGTACTCCGAGACCCACCGGCGCGTCATGCGCTTGTTCTCCTCCGTTCCCAATGGACCACCCCAGATTGCCTGTGGGCATTCACCGTAGAAGATCAGAGGGATGCCGGTCTGCACTGCCGCCTTGAACGGTGTGGTGAAGATCGACACATGTTCGGGCCAGGAGATGTCACCGACAGTGGTGAGTCCAATCAGGTTCAACCGTGCGCGGACACTCTTGTTCGGAACATAGCGCAGTGTTGATGCCAGCCGCGCAAGGTTGTCGATGTTCTCCGCGCCGATCCTGGTGAGGTGACAGGTCTCTGCCGTCACCACCAGGGGGCGCACACCCAACTCCTTCAGCTTCACAACTTGCCATGTCGAGTCCTTGCCGCCAGACGAAGGCACGATGCAGTCATATCCTGTGCCGTTGCGCGGCATCTTCTCCAGCATCTCGACCAGTTCTCGTTCCTTTGCTGCCCAGTCGATCTCCTTGCGGTTCTCATGCGTGACACAGGCAGAGCAGACCCCATCGATGAACGGTGTGTCCGGTCT